CCATCGCATTAACGCCGTCGCAATAGCGGAGAAGAGCAGGACTCGATACACCGCGTTGTTCGGCGCGTCCTGCAGTTCCGGCAATTCGGAACCAAAGTCGCGCCGCTCGACACGCGTGCCGAGCGGCGTCGTCAGAATCTTGTCAATGGACTGATACAGGTGGTCGACGCCAACGGCTGTTCGCCCGGTCTTTGCGTTCAGTCCTCTCATTTCGGCGCGCTCACGTCTTTGCCGTCACCCTGTTCTGTGTGAACGTGCGTCGAAAGCTTGATGCCGCGCGCGCTTACTTCGCCTGTATATTCGGCTTCACCGTCAATCTTCATCGTCTTTCCGCCATCCGCGCCGCCCTTGCCGGTCATACCGGATTCGAACGTCAACGCACCCTTAACAAGCAGCGTCTTTGTAACTGTCGTGTCGCCGTTTAGCGTGATTGCATCGGCGTTCACGTCTGCTTTCTTGGCGTTGACCGTCGCGGCGTCAGCGGCGTTTACGACGACTTGCCCGCCACCCGGCAAATCGATCGTGAACTTGTGCGCCGCCATGTCGTATTCGACCGATGCGCCGTCCTTATACACACGAAGGTGTTTATTCGGGTCTTCCGAAGGGGGCGGGAATTCATCGCTGTAATAACCGCGCAGCGCGAAACCTTGCGCGGTATCACCACTAGGGCAAAGCAGCACCACAGACTCCCCAACGGACGGCGCGGACCATTCGATTGACTCGCCAGCCATCGGCACAAACCATTTAATCCAGTCCGTTTCAATCCCGCCCGATTCGACACGGCAAAGCGATCCGCTTACCTCCATTACGGACCCCTCTCGAATGCCGTTCAAACTCTGGCGCTGTGTTTCAGTGTTCATGTATGCGATTCTCCGCGTGCGTGCGCGCGCATCAAAGCGGCGGCGTTTGTATGTGCATCGGGCACAGTGTTAAGGTGCGAGGTGTTTCAACAGCACGTCCGCAATCATTTCGTGGTCGGCGTCAGTGAATCCCAACAGGACACGCTCCGCGTACCTGTGTTGCGGCCCGCCTTTCGACACCGCATCAGTGAGCCCGTATTGGTGGACTCGAGCAACGCGCGCGATACGACCGGCGAATCCAACGGCAACGCCCTCTGACGTCACTTCCGCTTTCAGATACTTCGCTTTGCGCAAGCCGGGAAACATCGCGCCGCGCTTGATGCGACCGACTTTGTCTTTCAATCGCGGCTTGCGCTTGGCGTAAGCACTGCCGTCCGGGTTCCGGTTCGATGCGATGCGCTTGCGTTGCGACGCCTGTAGATTCTTGGCAACGTCACGCAAGGCAGCACGGCGAGCACTACCGTCGAGCTTGGAAAGCAGATGGCTCGCCCACGTATCGAACGCCTTGAGGTCTTCGCTCATGATGTCCACTCGCCGCCCAGGCCGTCACTACCCAATCCGTAGTCCGGCTGCGGTTCGGCAACGTGCGTCGTCGTGCCGTCCGGGTTCTCGACAACGCTTTCAGTGAGCTTGAGCGTTATGCTCAGGTCGACGGACGTGTCATCGTTAAAGTCCGCTTCGAACCCTATGGCATCGTCGCGAGCGTCGACGTTTAACAAGGCGTCCGGTTGATTGGCTCGCATCCACTTAACCATTGCCAGAAACACCTTGTCTGCATCGCCCGTGAAGTCGAGCACGATCACATTGAGCGTGTACTGGTAATCGAAAGAATCGGTGCGCGCCAAACTTGCGACGATCTTTCCCTTGTCGGCAAACACCTTGAGCCGATTCGGGTCCGTCACGAACTCCGGGAACGCGTTGTTAAGCGCCGCCCGAACGCTAGTTGCCTTGTCCATCGCTCGCCCCTTTCGCCGCTTCCGCATGGAGAACCTTGTTCTGGCAATCCACGATCAGATCCACGACAGCAGCGCACACGGACCAATCCGCCTCAGTCTGTTTTAGCGCCTTGCCCAAGTCGTCGTTACTTCGAATCGTTACCGCCGACAGGTTGCACGGGCTCACCGGCGCGCATTGCAGCGTACGCCGCGTATCCGGCGACGGCTGGACGGCTGTAGAACACGCCGACAGGGTCAGGCACAGCATGAGCAGCCCACTTTTGCACTTGCTTGTTTTCACGTTTCAACGCCTCGAAATCGGATTGAGTCTTGGACAGTTGCGCGGCGATGTCAGCGCGTTGCTTGTCCAGCTTGTTAAGCGCGTCCGCCTGCTCGCGCTGCTTCTTCTGCATATCGGCAATCGTCGCGCCACGATCGTCTGCGATTTGCTGCGCCTTGCTCGCCGCGTCTTTCGCCACAGTCACATCCGAACGCAGCGATTGAACGTAGAACCACATCGCTATTGCGGCAGCAATCGCCGCGAGCGCAATGCCGATCTTTGCAATGTACGGCTCAAGAAATTCCATTACGCGTATCTCCGGTATGCAGCGGCCATCTTTGTGTCATAGGCGAACTTGCGGTATTCCTCGCCGTTGTAGCCCTCCGCGAACGCCGCAAAGTCTTTCGTCTTGAGCGCCTTAACAAGTTTCGGACTTGCTTTCACGAACCGCACGAACGCGTCTAACTGCGCCTCTTCTGACTCGTGCATTTCGCTGACAAAGTCATCGATTGAGGCGTATCCCAACGCTTTCCAGTGGAAGCCCATGATTTGAAACGCGCCCCACGATGCCGACTCGTATGCGGCGGCGTGGTCGATGGTTGCCGCAATTTCGAGCCGGTCGTATTCGTGCGCGCCGCCCTCGTATCCGCCCGCTACCGGGTTGCAGATGTCCGGCATACGCGTGGCGAATCCATCGGCGTCAGCGCCCTTTGCTTTGAGCGCCTTGTAAAAGCAGTGACGTTCGAAAAGTATTTTCGGTCGGTGCGCGTCAAGGAAACCCGCGCCTTTGCTTTCGACCTCGGCAACGGCGTGAATCAATGCGACTTCAACGCCAAGCAGGGTTGCCGCTGCGGTGTAGATCATTCCGCACCCCACACTATTTTTGCGACGTTGCCGCGTGCGTTGTAGACGATGAGTTCAATGAACAGCGCGAGCAGCACTTCGAACACACCGACATGACGCGGATGAACCAGCATGTCGAGCGCGTTGCCGCCGAGTACCACGAGCAGCAGCCACGCGGACCACGCCACATGATGTTTGTGCGCTGCGTCGCCACGGCGATACGTCACGATGTAAAACGCGGCGATGACGTTCGCAACGATTGCCGTTGAAGCAAGCCACGTATGCATCAGTCCTCCTTGCGGATCAGCGACAACAGATCGAAGTTGCGAATGCGTTCGATCAATTGAAGCGTGACGGTAATCGCCAAAGCGGCAGCGAAGAAAGCAGCGACGCCCGTCGACGTGAGCGGACTGTGCTTGATGACTTCCGGCGCGGCGATATAGCCGATTACTACCGAAATAATCATGTACGCGATGCGCGTCAGCACGCTCAGGTCTTTCGACGTGACGACGACTAAAGCGGCACCGGCGAATGCACCGATCAACGCGTTACCGTCGATGCCGGGGAAAATACTCGCCAGCCCGACAGTGGTGGATGCCGCAACCAACGCGGCGGTACTCGGTTCCGCCATTTTTCAATGCTCCATCAATCAAAAAGGTTAACAAGCTTCACCGTCGATTGCGCCTGTTGCTGCTCAGGCAGATCGACCGGCGTTCCGACCGGCAACACCAGCCCCAACAGGGACAGGCCGGGGTTCATTTCCATCACCATCTCGACAACCCCCTTTGTCACGCCGAGATGACGCCAGCACAGCGCGTCGACGGTGTCGCCTTGCATTGAATAGACGGTCGCCATTACACAAGCTCCACAGCCATGCGGGCGGTTCCGCGAATGTCGTTGAGGGCGTTGCGCGCGATGCGCCTATCACTGCATACCGTTTCGTCAAGCGCGTCAGCGTCTTTCACGCCGTCCGGGCTTGAATCGAAGTCTTTGTATTGCTCGATCAGGTCAGCGCGCGCGAGGTAATACACAGCGTCCCTGTATCGGCTCAGATGCACCGATTCGCCGCCGATCTTCGGTGCGGGCACTTCGGCCAGGCTGACTACGCCCGCCGCAACGAACGGCGCTTGCCACGCCGACAAAGCGCGGTTCACTTCATCGATAGAGCGCACGAGCGCCGCCACGAGACGTTCATCCGTCACGCTGCCTTTCAGATATACGGCTTTGCGTACGTGCGCCACGTCGACGGCGGGAAACCATTCCTGATCGATGGTCACGCCATCCGATGACGGCGCGGATAGATCGGCGTGAGTCGGCGCTTGCACTGCGGAGAATGACGACATATAGGGCTCTCTGTGCTTTCGGTCATGGGCGGTGGACGCCGTTGAATTCCCTTCGTCCGAAGAGTCCAGTTATTCAACGGCGTGCCGCCCGGTCGCGGGGACTCAGGCTTGCAGCAGCTTTTCAAGCCGCGCAATGTCTTGTTTTACGCCGCTGCGCTTGTCGAGCGTCAGCGCGCGCTTGAAGTATTCAAGTGCGGCGGCGAGTTCGCCCGCCTTTTGGTTAGCGACGCCCAGCGCCTTGTTAAGCTTGGCGCGCACTTGGTCGTGCATGTCCTTTGCACCGGTCAGGAATTCAACTTGCTGAAGTTGGCGGATAGATACAGGCGTGGTTTCGAGCGTCGAAAGAGCAGCGTCCGAGATTTCCTCGACAAGCGCCGTAGGAAGATCGCGCTTGAAGTCGTCGGCAAGAGTCATGTTGTGCTTGATCGCGTATTCACCGATAGCAAGCGCTCCATCGAAGTCGCCCACGTCGATACGCCACAGCATGATTGTGGTTAGAACGTCATCCTGTGCGCCCCGCCCGCCTGCCAATGCGCCATCCACGTACGACACATATTCAGGCAGCACCTTCACTTTCACGCCGACTTTTGCGACGACAGATCTAACGGCTTTCAGGCGCACGCGATCAGCGTGGAGCTTCACAAGCATCATGTCGTACGCGTTGCCGCTCATAACAGGCGCGTCGCCTGCTTTCTCTGCGGCAATTCGCGCCGTAACCATCTGGAAGTGTCGGCGGGCGGGGCTGGTCATTGTTCTATCCGGAAGTTGGGTTTTAAGAGACGGGCCTTAACAAGCGCCCGCCACGAGACTGCTTATACTGCGGTGATGTTTTCCACGAGCGCGCACTTGCCGAGGTCTTCGACAACGTAATCGTCATTCGACGATTCGTAGTTTTCGATCTGATCGCGCTTTGCGTTGTCGACGATGGTGCGGCGACGCCCGCCGTTCTGGTAGTAGATCGACAGGTTCGACAGCGACGTAACCAGCACCTTTCCGGCGGGGAAATACGGCACCGTCACTGCGGGCACGCCGCCGATACGCTTCTGCGACATGATCACGTCAGCGGCGAGCGTTTCCGTGTTGGGTTGCGACTGGTTGACGAGCGGAAAATACTTGTCTTGCAGCAAGCCGCGCCCGCAGATCGCAACGAGGTCGGGCGCTTCCGTATGCCACGGGTCCAACAGATCGTTGATCGCATCCATCACGAGCGCATCAAGGTTCTTGTAAGCGCCTGTCGCGCCTACCGTCACCTTGCCGCTACCTTCGGTCGTTTCTTTCAGCACACGCGCCGCCGCCTGCTCGCGCAGCTTTTGAAGCCAGCCCTTGCCTACGTCCTGCAACAGCGGGTTCGTTGCGCGATCCGAAGTAGCCGCACGGCTCGTTCCGTTGAAGCCGATAACCATACGGTCGAGCGCTTGACGCTTGATGATCTGATCGCGAACACGCGTCTGGAAGTCCGGGAAAATCGCCCACGAGTCAAGCAGCGCGTACGGAATCGCCGTGTCGCTGTTGATCTGCTGACACACGAAGCCGTTTTCGTCCATCGTGGTCGGCTGCGTCGGCACGCGATCCTTGGTCTTCGTGTCGGTGGTACTGGCAATCGGGCCGCCGATACCCAACCCGAGCTTCGACCCCGACTGCTCTTGCACGGGGATCATGTTGATCGATTTCAGGAAAGCCGAACTTTCCTGAATCTTCGATTCCAGCGTTTGCTGGACGGACGGCGAAACGGCGAACTTCTCCGTAACCGATTGCACTGCGTTGAGCTTCGCGACTGCAGCCAGATAGGCATTGAACAGAACGCGGGTTTCGTTGCGCATTTATACTCCGTGCCCGTTGGGGCGTCTTGTTAAGAAGGTTGTGCTAAAGCAATGCGAATCTGTGATGCGTTGATGTGATCAGCAGTCGGTTACTGCTGCGCCGCCTCCCGCGTTTCCCGTGACGTTCGGGCGATGTGCGCCGCCGTCCGTCGCGTTGAGCTTCTGCACGAGTTCACTGAATTCCGTCGCGAGCTTGTCGCCGCGCGCCTTCTCCGTCGCGAGTTGCGACGACAGATTTTCGATGGCCGTCGCCTGCTGTGCCGAGTGATTCGCAACGGCTTCGACAGCCTCCGACACGTCAGCGAAATGCTTTGCGACTTCCGGCGTATCCGGCTTCTTCGACAGCATTGCCGTGACCTTCGACAGCAGTTCCGAAACGATCGACGTTTTCTGTTCTTCGAACTCGATGGACGTTTCCAGCGCTTCCGAAAAAAGGTTCGTCGTCGGATGTGCAGCGGAGAAAGAAAGGACTTGAGTTCCGAGCGATGCCGGGTTGTCCGTCACGGCCAAGCCCGTCAGATAGGCTTGCTTTGTGTCAGCAAACGACGGGTTGAACTCGCACGAGGTATAGATCTTTTGGCCTGCCTTGTTAAGCTTCACCAGATCGGCTGTCGGTTGAATCGACGCGTATAGCGCCATCTTTCCCTTAAGCGGACCTTCTGTAATCTCGCTTGCCGACAGCTCCAGCACGTCGCCGTACGCCTTGAAGTCGCTGTTAGCGCTGTAACCACGGATGTGTTCCATGTTCACGCGCGCGCCGTAGACGGTCGGGTTATATTGCGCCGCCGCTTGCGTCAACCATGCCCGGTCGATGGTGCGCCCGTCGATGGTTGCACCCTCGACAGCAACGCGAAACATCTTCGACTTTGCAAGGTCAACGCTTGCCGTGCTACCAACGCCCATCAGCGCCACGCCAGCCGCGCCCATCACGTCGACCGGCACAAGGTTGTGCGCGAACGCCACTTGCGCCACGCACGCCAGCGCCGCCAATGCAACGCCCATCAACGCGACGCGCCACGGGTTTTTCATCATGCTCACTCCAGAATGTTGTTAAGGGACACGGACTAATTCCGCGAATCACCATCATGGACGCGGCCTTAATTTCCGCCAACGTGCGGCGTTTGTAAGCGCTTCCGGGACATCTGACAGGTCAACTATCTGCCCGTTAGAAGCACGACAATGCGTGCATGGAAAATGCCGCTCACCACGAACGCGACGACGAACCGGCCATCAAATCGCCGCAAGACATCATGGACCCGCGAAAGATGTCGCGCTCCCTGTATTGGCAGGGGTGGCGCGTCACGTCCATCTCAAAGCACCTTGGCATCAAGCGCCCCACTATCGAAGCATGGAAGCAGCGCGATAAATGGGACGAAGCAACGCCATTGCAAAAGGTTGAGAGCGCCATTGAGACGCGCCTTTGCATGCTGATCGCGAAAGAGGTAAAGACGGGCGGCGACTTCAAAGAGATTGACTTGCTAATGCGGCAGGTTGAGCGCACTGCACGCGTGAACAAGTACGGCGAAACGGGGAAAGAGAGCGACTTGAACCCGAACGTGGCCGAGCGCCTTGTTAAGGCTCGCAAGGCACCGCGCAAGGAAATCGGAAACGAGTTCACGGACGAAGAGGTCAAGAAAATCCATGAGGCATTCATGGACACCATATTCGACTATCAGAAGGTTTGGTATCGCGCCGGGTCTGAACGTCAGCGGAATATCCTCAAGTCGCGTCAGATCGGCGCGACGTTCTACTTCGCGCACGAGGCGCTTGATCGTTGCATTACGACCGGCAACGATCAAGCGTTTATCTCCGCGTCAAAAGCTCAGGCGTTCCAATTCCAGCGCTATCAGAAGAACTTCATTGCGGAAGTGCTGGACCGCGAATTAACGGGCGGCGACACGATCACAATTAAGGGCGTTGGGGCGAAAGGCGGCAACGCCACCATGCACTACTTGGGCACGAACAGCCGCACCGCACAGGGACGCCCCGCCGATTGCTATATCGATGAATGCGGATGGTTGCCCAAGTTTGACGAAATGTACAAGCTTGCTGGCGCTATGGCGACTCATACGCGCTTTCGGAAAACGTTCTTCACCACGCCGTCATCAAAAGCGCATCCGTACTATCGCGTATGGTCCGGCGAAAACTATAACGAAGGTCGACCGAAAGCCGATCACGTTGCCATCGATACATCGCATGCGCGCCTTGTTAAGGGCATGCTTTGCAGCGATTACCACTGGCGACAGATTTGCACGATCAAAGACGCGCTTGCAGCCGGTCTTAATCTCGTCACGCTCGAACAGATTTTGCGTGAGAACAATCCGCGCGACTTCGAGCAGCTATACATGTGCAACTTTCTGGACGAGGGGGAATCGCTGTTCTCGCTCGCGGAGTTGCAGCGATGCATGGTCGATTCATGGGATGTGTGGTCGCACGATTTCAAGCCGCTCATGCCCCGCCCGTTCGGTAATAAACCGGTATGGGTTGGCTATGACCCTGCGTTGAGCGGCGACAGTGCCGCGTTGACTGTCGTTGCGCCGCCTGATGTACCGGGCGGCAAGTTTCGCTTGCTCCATCGCCAGCAATTCAGGGGCATGGACTTCGAAGCGCAAGCAGCAGCAATCAAAGCCATCACCCTTCAATACAACGTCACGTATATCGGCATCGACGTAACGGGTATCGGGCATGGCGTTCACCAGAACGTCAAGATGTTTTTCCCTCGTGTCGTCGCAATCACGTATTCGCCGGAAGTGAAGTCGCGCCTTGTTATTAAGGCGCTCAACATCATCACGAAAGGCCGTCTTGAGTACGACACGTCATGGACGGATGTTTCCGCCTCTCTGCTCTCGATCAAAAAGACCATGACGGCATCCGGCCAAAAGGTCACATACGAGGCATCGCGTAGCAAAGAGGTCGGACATGCTGATGTAGCGTGGTCGTTGATGCACGCACTAGATAACGAACCCTTTGCGGGCGCTGACAGCCGCCCCGAATCCATTATGGAGTTTTCATGAGCAAGCGACGCATGCGCGCCACGACCATCAACGCAGATATGTCCGCACCCTCACCAGGCGCACGACCGGACAGCGCCGAGCACGCACCGGCACGCGTTGAGGCATTCTCGTTTGACGATCCGATACCCGTCATGGACCGCGCCGAAATTCTCGACTACGTGCAAGCGTGGTCGAACGGCCAATGGTACGAACCGCCGATCTCGTTTTCGGGGCTCTCGAAATCGTTCCGCGCGGGCGTACATCATTCGAGCGCGATCTACTTCAAACGTAACGTGCTTTCCTCTACGTTCATCCCTCATAAGCTTCTGTCGCGCGAGGAATTCGACAAGTGGGCGCTTGATTACCTCGTGTTTGGCAACGGCTATATGGAGCCGAGAAAGAACAGGCTTGGCGGCACGATGGCATTCAAACGTGCGCCATCGAAATACGTGCGTCGCACGACCGATCTTCAGCGATTCTTGCAGATCAGCGCGGCGACGCAGATCGAATACGAGTTTCCCGAACTGCATCACATGATGGAGCCGGACATTAACCAAGAGGTCTACGGCTTGCCGGAATACTTGGGCGCGCTTAACAGTGCGTGGCTCAACGAATCGGCTACGCTGTTCCGGCGCAAGTATCACGAGCGCGGCGGCAGTTCGGGCTACATCTTTTACATGTCGGATGCGGGGCAATCGCAAGATGACATTGACCGGCTTCGGGACGCGTTCAAATCGGGTAAGGGTATCGGCGCATGGAAAAACCTGTTCATGTATGCACCGGGCGGCAAGCCGGATTCCATCAAATTGATTCCGCTGAGTGAGGCGAGCGCCAAAGACGAGTTCTTTAACATCAAGAATGTTACTCGTGACGACTTGCTTGCGGCGCACCGCATACCGGGCCAATTGATCGGCATCGTACCGGCGCAAGGCACGTCAGGCGGCATGGGCGCATCAGACACTGCCACCGCTGTGTTTGCCACGAACGAGATTGAGCCATTGCAGCGCCGGTTCACGGCTCTCAATGACTTCGCAGGCGAAGAGGTTGTGCGGTTCAACACGTACCGGATTATTCCGGCGCAAGGGGTCGCGAAGTAAATAAAAGGCCCCGCGTTGTTAAGGCGGGGCTTTTCCGATCCTTGTTAAGCCATTTCAAAACAGTTTCGTTTGCGGATCAGGCTTGAACCTGAATTCGAGGCCGATCACCTTTCGACCGGCCTTGCGCGTCGACCATTCGATTTCAAGTCCGTTCTTTTCGCGCAGTTCGGACACAGCCGGTTCAATCACGCGCATACGCAAAAGGCTAAAGTCACGCATAACGCTTTCAGGCGTGTCCATAGCCCTATGGAAGTCTTCAATTGTTGGCGTGTATTGCCCGGTCGACTTCCACGACTGGAAGCATTCGAACAATCGCCAGCTATACCCAGATCGCAGCGCCGCCGCCTGCCGCAGCTTGTAAGACGTGAATTCCTTTCGCAAGCCGTACAGGTGCGGCACGACTTCATGCCACCAGTGCAGCTCCACCCATCCCTCGCCCTTGTGGTATTCGACGCCGCCGACCCATCGGAATTTTTTCTCTTTCGGCCCTTTGCTCGTGTCGCGCATCACGCGGATATGACGCTGAAACAGGTTTTCACTCGCGCCGTGCAATTGCTCGTAAGCGGTGTTCAAGTCGACTTCAAATGTCTCCGCGTACTCTGCCGCAGACAGGCGCACCGTCCAGGCACCGTTACGGACAATCGGCGCATGCGCGGGCAGCGAATCGATTTTCGAGATGCACGCACATACAAGCCGTTTCTCTGACAGAGACAGCGAGTGAGCAGCGCGGATCAGTGCGTTGCTCATGTTGACGTTTTTTTCTGCCACTGGCGCATCTGGGTTCATCACGAGCGCGGCTCGTTGTCTTCGCATTCCAACATTCTCCGGGTCATTCCAACATTGTCAGTTGGCTGTCTGATTGTGCGTATTCCAACATCAACGGTCAATAGTGGGCACTGTGGATAACCGCCCTACCCGGCCTGTGGATAGCACCCGGAAAATGTTGGCTAGTCCCGGAAAACCGTTGGTGAAACCCGGAAAACGTTGGAATAGCTCCCTGCAAACCCAATACCAGCAACGGTTTGCGGGCATCTAAAAACGTATACGAAACGTTTAAGAAACCGCGCGTGCGAAGCGCCGCGCGAAAATCTTGGAGACAGAGGCCGAACCTACCCCCCGAAACCTAGGCATGCAACAGAAAGCGCCCTGCTCCGACACCGTTGGTTGACCGCCCTTATCCCAACATTTTCCGGGTTATACCGGTCCCCGTGAAACATCGGGCGGCAAACTTCGGTGCCGCTCAAATCATTGAGACGATTGGCGATCCGTCATTCTCGACGGCGATGTTCCACGACACGGCGGGCGCTTGTTGCACGGTTTACGCGGTCGGCGCGCGCAGCGACCGTCAACGTAGTAAACGTTACAAATTCCAGACGAACGTTAGGCGACGGCTATTAGTCACATCCGTCGATAGGCCCAACCTATTGATTGCAATCTGTGGCGGTTTCGAACCGGCCAAAAAGCAGTCACCCCGCCGCGCCCGCCCCTTTCATAAAGGGTCGCTTTTCATGCATTTTCCGGCGATGCCGCTGCGGATCGCTTACAGCCTTTCTGGCGGGCTCGCGGCGATTTTTTGTTCCTATGGGCCTGATGCGATTAGATGCGCTCAGAGGCCCGTTTTGATGCCCTGACTAATGGCACGAAAACGCATTGATGTGTCCCCATTAAAAAGCGTCGAGCAAGGAAAAAGGGGCTTCAAAGACGGTGAGGGACGGTTTTTTAGTGAGGGAGTGAGGGTCAAGCCGCAAACCCTTATTGGATAAGGCCTTGACGCCCTCAGTGGGTGAGTGAGGGGGTATGAGTGGACTGAGGGCTTAGCCAAAAACCCCTCACTGGACCTCACTAACCCCTCACCCCATCTTTTGACCTTCCGCGCGAACTGCCTCCCCCTTCAATGCTCTCTTTTCTTCTTTCTTTTCAATTATTTAGAGAGAGAGAAAGAAGGGCGGGCGGCGTTGCAAAAGTTACGGCCACAGTTTATCAGTGAGGGGCTTCAAAGCCTTATGCAGCAAGGGTTTTACGGTGTCATAAGGCTTTGCGGGGTGAGGGGTCGTCAAGCCTTACTCTCACAAGGGTTTGCGGGAATTGTACTCACGAAAACGCCCCTCACTGAATCTCCCACCGCTCCATGCCAGCTAGTCGGCGGGCGGGGTTTGTCTAGGTCGGGCCTTTATTCCGGTCGCGCGCCTGGTGCCGGTTAGGGCATTCGTGATGCTTGCTCAGGCCAGCATTTATTTGCCGTCGATCGTCGCCGCGGCCGCCGGCGCTCGATCAGCTGGCGACGCGGATAAGTCATTGATTTTATTAACCATAGTTTTATGTGATTTCGCACCCGAGATTTTATTATTTGACGGGTCAATTATTGCACCAAAGGGATTGCAGCGCGTACTACCGCACGTGCAGGTTGCGTAAACTCGCATGTGCATGTACATTTGAATGTGAACGTACATGTACATGTAAATGTACGTGTAAATGCAGATGTGCATGCTAATGTAAATTCACATGTGAACCTGATTGTGCATGCGAGGTAGAATGTGCATGCGCATGTGCGTGTGCATGTACATGCGAATGATCATGTACATGTGAATGCTGGTGCAACATAACCAAAAGAGGTCAATATGATTTTCACGGTAGGACACGGCAAAGGCGGCGTCGGAAAATCGACGGTAGGCGTGCAGATCGCATTAGGTCTCGCGCTTGATGGCAAAAAGGTTTGGCTCGTCGATGGGGACCGGCAGCAAACGGCAACGAGCGTTATCACGGTGCGTGCCAGCACAGGTCTGCCGATGATCGCGGCATCAGCGTATTCGGACGGCGCGACGCTGCGCGCTCAAGTGACGCAACAGGCGGGCGCTTACGATCACGTGGTCATCGATGCGGGCGGGCGTGATTCGTCGGCGCTGCGCGGCGCGTTGACGGTGAGCGATGCGGTTTTAATCCCTTTCCTTCCGCGCTCGTTCGATGTTTGGGCATTGGCCGATATCGCCTCGCTGATCGAAGAGGCTCGCGCAATCGCTGACTTGCGCGCGTTCGCCTTCATCAATCGGGCTGATCCGGGCGGATCGGATAACGCGGGCGCTGCTGCGGCTGTCGCTGAATATCCGGGCATTGAACTGCTGTCGGCTCGCATGGCTGATCGCAAGGCGTTTGCGAACGCGTGCGGCGAGGGTAGGCACGTTGACGAAATGACGAAGCGTGATGTTAAGGCGTGCGCGGAGATTGAGCGCGTACGTGATGAATTCTTTGCGGCAATGGGGGTGACGGCATGAGCAAGTTTTCGAATCCGATTGCCAAGCGCGATCCGGCAGCGGCGGCGGCATTCATCGGCGGTGCGCCGGATGGCGTGCAGCAAGTTAAAGAGATTGTCGAGGTCGCGCCGGTCATGCCTGTTGCGCCTGTGGCTGTAGCTCGAAAGGCAAAGCGCGAAGCGAAAGCGCCGCTGTCGCTGACTATGAAACCCAGTCTTGTAGTTCGGATGACTGAGCAGGCCGAAGCGTTGGGAATGAGTCGAGCCGATGCATTCGAGGATGCGGTTACTGACTGGCTCGCGAAGCAGGGGGCGAAATGAACGCGCAGCTTCTGGCAATGAGCCATGCCCTGTGGCTCGAATCGAAGCGCGGCGAATTCCCGGACGGCGCGAAGCTCAAGGCTGTGCATGTGACGGATACGGGCTATACGCTTGACTATGAGTTCACGCCGGAAGAGCCGCTGAAATTCGTGCACATCGGGCCGGTAAAGGTGGACTGATGGACAACGATCTTCGACGCCGTGACGGGCAACGGGATCGTAGGCAGGACGTTGACCCGAAGTATCGCGACCCGGAAACGGGCCGCACATGGGCGGGGCGGGGTAGGGAGCCAGACTGGATCAAAGGGCGTAGCAGGACGAATTTTGAAGCGCCTAGGCCGGTCGATCCGCGTCAAGTCGGTTTGGTATTCGATGCACCGCCCGAACCCGTCAGAGATCCGGAAAAGAGGCCGGAAAGCGTAGCAAGCGGTTATACGTGGTACGGATGGCCGATATACGGACCCGGAATAGTTGGAACGGAATGAAAGAAGCCCGCCTAGAGCGGGCTTTTTTGTGCCTGGCTGTCGAGCGGACAGCTAGCGCGGTTCAAGCTGTGTGCGGAGAACGGATTGACGCATCATCTGTGAGGCGCAGTCATGCGGGAAGTCGCTTAGCCATGTGCCGGGCGCGTTGTCGTGCCTCACTTCCCAGAATAAAACGCCGTCCTGATAGCGAAGGGGCTTAGCGCGGGCTTTGGTGGTTTGCATGTTCGCGGCGATTCGGTGCATACGTGCCTCGTGATTGGTTGAATAAAAAAATGCCCGCTTCGGCTTTCGCTTGGCGGGCTAAGTAGGACTAGGGGTGAGCCAGAATTATTAGCGCAAATATTCGTCACGCCAAGCCGCGAACGCCTTGCGCATGAAATTGAATCGGCTTAAAACCTCGCCGCGTGCGCCGTCAAGCTCTTTTCTCGACGCTACCCGGCAAAAGTCTCTGATGAACTGCGCCGCCTCGTCATCGGTATAAGGCCGGTTACAGTCGGGGTCGAGCGACCCCGCCCATGCCTTGAATACTTCGTCTTGCGCCCAATACCCGGCAAGCGACGAAGCGCCGTAGCGCGGCGCGTTGGATCGTGAAGCCCCTTGCGGGGCATTGAGGGCTGCTCGCATTAGCCGTTCTCCCGGACGTGGTTAAGGTCAACAGCAACGGTCAAGCCGAATTCGGCAAGCTTAGAAAGCGAGATTGCAGACAAACGCTGGATGCGGCGATTCATGATGACGCGTTCGAGTCCCGACTTGTAGACAACGCCTGCCTCTTCCATCTGCTTTTCGAACACGCCCGCCGTCTTAACGGGGAGCGCATCGAACTTGCCGCGTAGTGCGGGCGTCACGCTCATGTATTCCATGATGTGCGACGGGCGCACGAGAATGCATTCGACGCCGTCAACGGTATCGAACAGGTGCGGATAGCCGAACGTGCGGGCGTCGATGGCGCTAAGGCTGCTTTCCATAATCCATGTCCACGGCGAGCGATCGGACACGGTTTCGCGCAAGTGACGGTTCATCTCGTCAAGCAAGTCATGCGGGAACCCGCCTTGCGCCTTATCGATGCCTGCAAAGTCGCACAGCAAGCCCCATGCTGTGGCAAGCGCCGCGTAGTTCAAGACGATACGATTGCCGCCTGATTCGGTGGATTCCGACAGCTTGCCACGCATGTTGCGCTCATTGGCTTCGAGCTTTCCGCGAATCACGTCCGGGTCGAGCGTCGCAAGAAATTGCAACCATTGCTTAACAGGGAATACCGGCATGTTCGGATCAATCGGTGTTCCTTTCTTGCCCGTCAGGTCGCACCGAACCAGCTTGCCGAGAATACTTTTCACGGGCACGTCCTCACCGGCGAGCATGACGGGCGCGCACAGCACGAATTCAAGCATTTGCGCGCCGCGCTTGGTCGGTGAATAGTTGTACGACTCTTGCAGGATAGAAACAGCCTTGTCGATGATTTGCTGGCCGCGCGCCGACAGTTCTTCGAACCCTACGGGGTGGCTCGTATAGCTGGAAGCCGTGAGCAAGCGGAATTCCGTTTGCACCGATTGACCGGACAACATCTTGAAACCGATGGTGCGCTCCATCGCCTTAATAAGGGTCGACTTTCCGGAACCTTTGCCCGCTTGCATCGTGAAATGAGGCCAGAAGCCAAAGATGCACTTGAGGTGCGCGCCGAGTGCCCACACGAACGGGATCATGGCGGCGTTTTGCGTCATCGTCGCTTGGTACGCATCGATTACCGGTGCTGCATCGGCTTGCGTGCCGTTGTTAAACGTCAGGCCCGAATACGTGCACTGCTGCGCCGGGTCGGTGAAATAGCAGTCGGAACCCTCGTTGACGGCTAGGCGCTGATCTTTCCAGCACAGGCCAACGTAATTCACGGCGTTGCGTGCGCCCAAGCTCGACGTGCGTTCGAGAATATTCACCATCCGAGCGAATGCCTTAGGATCAAACACGGTGCCAAACTGGTTCCACGAAGCGGCGTTGTGTACCTCGTTGTCGTTGAGCACTGCGCGCGTCAGCTTGGCACCGTTACGGGCCGTCTGTACGGACACAGCGAATTGCGTCGACGGGTCATTGTCTGCCGCGCCGGATGTCGTTGCAGAATACCCGGCGATCGTCACGCGAGAAAAGCTAGCTACCCGGAACGTGGCGAGGTCAGCGAATTCAGGCGCTTTCACTTCGCCGCCATTCTCTTCCGCCTCTTCTGCGCTCACGCCACGCTTGGTGATGACGTGCATGAAATCGGTGCGGGTGTAGTAGCGGCCATACTGTGCAAAGTCATGGTCGGGCAGGTAGACACGCATGCGGCCCTTGCGGCGGGTCTTTTCGGTATACATGCCGGGAATGATGCATGTTTCGAGAACTTGCAAGGCGCTTTTGAGTGTTGCCGGGTCGCGAGCTTGAAGGTAGTCGTTCACGTCATTAATCGACTTGCCGACTTGATCCGGCTTGCAATCGTCGGCACTGTCGTAACGCCAGCCGGACTTGTCGACGCAAATCGCGCCGATGTTCATGGCTGTTAGCTTTTCGTACAACAGGGCTTCGGCTTCCGGTCCGGGCGCGTGGCCCTTTTCGTTCGGCTCGTCGTTGTCGAGGCACAGATAAACCTGTTTGCCGTGCAAGAAAGACCAGTCGATTGCGTCGATGTTTGCAATGCCGCGAATGGCAAAAGACGCCGTATAAGGAATGTCGGCGGTGTCGATGGACAAGGCATTGATGGAGGACTCAACGATGAAAACGGAAGTAGCCGCTTTGAGCTTGCGCGGGTCAGCCGTCCAGCCTGCCGATTTGGTGCCTTGGCTGTTTGTCTTCGTGTCGCCGTTCTTCGCGGGATCGAAATAACGCGTGTCTGCGCCGATGGGAAAGCCGTTCGCGTCATAGATCAGGAAACATACGCCGTCGCCGCCGTAACCAAGCTCGCCCTCTTTCTTGCTATCGCTTGTCCAGTTATTCATGCCCAATGTGCGGGCCTTGATTGCACGGTCTATAGCGGCGTCGCTGATGCCTCGCCCCGTCAGGTATTCCCGGCAACCTTGTGCGTGCTGTAGCGCTCGCTCCGCGATGTAGTCGACGGCGGTTTTGGTGCGGCGCGGCGCATTGCTGCCTTTCGGTTTGTCGCGCTCAATGCCAAAAGTGTCGTGCAGGTAGCGCATTGCTTCGGGCACTTCACAGCCTTGCACGTGGCAAACGAGGTCAATGCACGATCCGCCGATATTGGCGGAATGGTCCTTGAACATGCGCACGCCGTCTTTCTCGAATATCGAGAGAGACGGTTTGGAGTCGGTAGAGTGCGGGCTGTGGTAGTTCGCCCCTTCGCCCTTGCCGCGCTTCAAGCCGAGCTTGTCGGCCAAAACGTGCAAGTCAATAATTCGTTTGAGTTCGGATGCGTTCGCCATTTGGTATATCTGAAAGCCTTGTCCGGAAGTGCAAAAGCCCCGTGGTCTATCGGGGCGTTGGTGTGATACTTGTTAAGCGGCTACAGGTTCGGCTCTCATGCATCCGGTAGCAAGGAACTCGGTTCGCGACGGTACCGGCATGGACTTGATGGTGCCGTTGCGGGCAAGCTCTACCAGTTCGTTGACGTTGAATACCCGCATGGTGCCCGTGGTCACGTCGCGAATAAACAGGCCGTACGCGGTCGTTAAAGACCCGTCGATGTACGCGCCGCACTTGCCCGCCTCGTACTCGCTGAAAGCCTGCAACACAACGATTTCAGCCGTGCGCCGGGAAACCTCGTGCGTGTCAACGATCATGTCAACGGCTTGCAAGATAAGGTCCGTACGGCTCAGGCGCGCCGCGTGAATCACGATGAAGTTATTAGCGGCTTCGTGCATCGGCACTTTGATTTTGTTCATTTCATTCACCCTAGTAATTGAAGTTGAGTCATCACCCTTTCCCGGACGTGCTCAGAAATCGGGAGCTTCACATCCTCGTTAGGCATCGCTGACGGGCTAAGCGTCCGCACCGCTTCGAGGTTTGCCACGAACGTATGTCCGCAGCGGAAGTCGTTGCACTGAAAAACAATCTCGCGAAGTGTCCTGCTCAGTCCTTTCGAGGTCCGCGCCGTGGTCTTTGAATCGCAGTGCGGGCAGTGAATACCGAAACGGAAGCCGATTTGTTCGCGTGCCATCGTGTATTTCTCCGAGTGAACCCCCGTCCATCATCGGAATTTGTTACGTCTTGTTAAGGCGCTGCGCGCTCTTTACTTCTGTCTGCCGCGTTGTGCCGCTCGTGCGCGACTTCGAAGGCCGTCCAGATAAATCTGTTTCACCATCTGTGCCTCACTCCGCCCCTCTTTCTCTGCCAACGCTCTCAGGTCGGAAAGCTCCGTCGCGGTGAGTGGTAGCGGGATTCGTCCGGCCGTTATGCTTTTTCGTGTCATGATCTTCTGTGTGCTGTAACGAACTGTAGCAAATTGGTACAGATTGAATACTACGCGTTGACAGAATGACCGTCCATCTTTTTTGAAAGGGAGTGATAGAAAAATGAAAAGAAAACAACACGATGCGGTTTCGTGCGCGGTGGACGCCGGTGAAGTTATTGACCGCATGAAAGAGGCGATGCAGTGCGAAACGGACGTACTATTGGCGGCGAATTTGGGCCTTTCAGGCGCGACGCTTTCGCAGTGGCGCAAGCGCGGCTCAGTGCCTTACGTCGAGGCCGTACGCGTCTCGTTAATGCGTCCCGTGTCGGTCGATTGGCTTTTGACCGGGCGCATGGATTCGGGCGAGGGTCTTTCGGCGGTGCCGCTGCTTCCGCCTGGCGTACAGCCGGACATGCTTCGCGCGCATCCGGCGTTCGCGATGCTCAACACAGAATTTATTCGTCGGTTCGGCGCGGACCCGGATTGCGCTACGGCGTGGGTATGCGAAGACAACGCCATGCATCCCACTGTAGGCGTTGGCGAACTCGTGCTGATAGACACGCGATTCCGCGACATTGAGGCCGATGGGTTATACATCCTGTCGATTCACGACCGGCTGTCGCTGCGTCGTGTCATGACGCTGCACAACGGTGATATACGCCTTGCAGTCGATAACCAGCTATATGAATCTGCCGTGGTGCCGTCCAGCCTCGTCGTATGCATGGGCCGTCCGTTTGCCGTCTTGCGGGGTGTCGTGTGAAATCGCTAAAACGGGAATTCCGCGCCGCGCTCGATGAATACATGGGGCGCACTGGAAAGCGGCTTTCTGTCGAGCGCGGCGGAAAGCATATGCGCGTTGTCGATGGCTCAGGCGCATGGATGCCAGCGCCTATCAGTGCGTCAGACTGGCGAGCTATCAAGAATTTCCGGGCCAATCTAAGGCGCACGTTCGGCACGCACTAACAGGTATCGCCAAACCTTACAAACGGTGGCGTAGGGCTCATTTTTTCGCCGCTCAATCTGTCAGTACAAAATCGGTCGATTTGTCAAAAACGCATTCGGAAGTGATTGACTGTCATTAACAAGTTGACGATTGTTCGGACTCCAGGGTATTGTTCGCGGCGCTGTTCGTGTGCTGGACGTTCGTTCAGCTTGTTCCGTTAGCCCAGGAGTGAAGCATGTCAGGCCGCATCGTTGCGTATATCCGCGTATCCACACAACGCCAAGGAATGTCAGGGCTCGGACTCGAGGCGCAGCAAGACGCGATCCGCAATCACCTGTCGGCAACGGGCGCATCGATGGTCGGTGAATACATCGAAGTCGAAACGGGCAAAGGCGCAAACGCTCTTAACAAGCGTCCGCAGCTTGCCGCTGCACTGGCACACGCCAAAGCCGAAAAAGCTACGCTAGTCGTCGCCAAGCTCGACAGATTGGCGCGTAACGTCCTGTTCATCGCCACATTGATGGAAAGTGGCGTGAAATTTCGGGCGCTCGACTTGCCCGAAGCAAACGAGTTCACGATTCATCTAATGGCCGCATTCGGACAGTTCGAAGCGAAGCGGATAAGCGAGCGCACGAAAGATGCACTGAGAGCGGCGAAAGCGCGAGGCGTGAAGCTCGGCACGACCGGCGCGGCGAACATAGCGGCGGCAAACGCGCGGCTTGTAGAGGGTGCCGACGCCTTCGCTATGTCGATGGCGCATGAAGTCAATGCAATGCGCGCCGCTGGACTTACACAACGCCATATGGTCGCGCATTTGAATAACCTTGGAATCACTACATCGCGCGGCAATCGATGGTCGCTTGCGGGAATCAGCGCCCTTGTTAAGCGGGTAGACGCACTGTGCGGCATGCAAAATACAAAGGGGCAAGCCCTGTAGGCCCGCCCCTTTCATCACAGCTTAACGTGCCCCGCGTTGTGACTATCTGGACGGAAGCATGCGATGTGATTTTGCCCACGCGCGCAACGCGTCGTTAGCGCGTGTTTGCCACCCATCGCCGGTTGCCTTGAACGCGTCCAGCACATCCGGGTCTAGACGCAGCGTTGTTGGAACTTTGCGTTCATCGGCTGGCAACGGGCGGCGTCCTCGCCGCTTCAATAACTCCCCTGCAACCTTGTCGCCAACGAGAGCCGGAAGCGCTTCGCGCGCGGGCTTCATTCGCTTGAATTCGGCGTCAGTGATGGGCGGGTTGTCCGGGTCGCTCTCTGCCGCGCGCGTGATGGCCGAATCTTCGGCGTCCGATGGAATATGAAACTTACGCTTGGTCGACATATTTAAGAACCTCTCTACGGTTTGCTTTGCGCAGGCTGATTGGACGCAAGGTTTCTCCGCGCATCGTGTACACGAGCACATGAATGCGATCACCAATCGGGCCGATAGCAACCATGCGCGTTTCCCGGTAGTCGAAACGATCGTCTACTTGCACCTGTGCTGCGTCCCATTCGAAGGATGCAGCGAGCGACAGCGGGATGCCGTGCTTTATTTGGTTTTCCGCGTCTTTGGCGGGATCGAATTCGATTTCCATGTGATTATTGTACGTACACAAATGCGGGTCCGCAACATATTTGTGTACGTACGTAAATGTCAGCTGTCCGGGGCCGTTGCGGCGGTCGGTGCGTCCAATGAAAAACGCCGGGAAACCCTTCGGAAACCCGGCGTGTGCTAAGGCGCAGCGTTGTTAGGCCCCATCCTTTTGCCGCTAGTCCTGTTCTTTGTCGCGCGAGCAAGCCGCTCGATTCATCACATTCCATCGGCCATGTCGAGGCACGCGTTGAGGGCGAGGCGCTTGCCTGCGGCGGTGTCGCGGATGCCTTGGGCGTACACCGTTTGAATAACCCTGCTCGTTAATGCACGCATACCGGCTTGCGTGTCGCGGTCTTCGTCGGACTCGCGAATGGCCAGCAGGACGGCGGCGCGGGCGCGGTCACGGCTCATGTGACGGCGATTGGCGTCAGCGGCCACCGCGCCGACACGAGCTTGTGACTGGCACGCGTGGTAGTCATCCACGCTCGCGGCGCGCGCCTTGTTAGCCAGTGCGACAGTGGCCAGCGCGACAGCCGTGGATACTGCCGTGATGACGATGACGCGTTTTGTTGCTTTCATGTTCACCCCTGTTGTGTGCCGTGGAACGTTGTTAAGAAACGGTTTTGGTGTCGTGAGCGAGACACGCGGCTTCGATTGCCATGCGCCAGCCGTGCCACAGTCCATTCAGGTACGCATGCCGCCCGTACCCGCTGCCGTTGCGCAAGTCGCGGTAATACCGGCGCTGCCGTTCGAACTGAAGCGCGAACGACTCAGGCAGGTAATACGCGCAGCCCTTGTGCGCCTCACGCATTTCGAACGCCTCTTGAATTGCGCGCGGGCGCTCGATGAAATCCAGCGCGACGATTGCCGAAACCATCGCGGCGAGTGCGGCGGCGCACTCATATCGAGCCCGGTCGAATGCCTTGAGTGCTTCCGCGTCCATGCCGCTGCGGTCCGGGTAGTCGTAATGCAAGCCGCTCATGCGGTCCGGCATGATGCGCGGGTTGAACTCGTGCGACACGGGCGGGGTCTTCGGGCGCAGCATGTATTCCTGTGCGAACCATTCGGATGTTCGGGTGCGCTGCGGTTCGGTGCCGGGTTCGTACGCGAAAAGCTTGGGCAACTGGCGCATGCTGCGCGACCTCTCAAAGGCAATTTGAAACTCTCGTTTCGCTTCGGTGCCCGGTTCGAACGCGATATATACCGGCGTCATGCCCAAGCCGTAAAACATCGGATGCGGGTCGATGCCCGCTGCCTTGCACGCGTGGTAGATGTGCACGAACGCGTCTTTGCCGGGGTCGGTGCGCTCCGGTCCCTCGCCACTGAGTATAAACAGCGTGTCGGACGGCATGTCGATGACGCGCCGGTATCCCGCGCTAGACGGCTTGAAGTCGTCAACGATGCGCGATTTTCCGTAGTGCGCGGCGAGCGCTGCCGCGTGTGTCGTCTTGCCGCTGCCCTTCGGACCGTAAATGATGACGGCTGTTGTGATGGGCGTTTCGATTACTTTCATGCCGTTGCCTCGTCCATGTCAAAGAATGTGTCTGCGAACGCTTGGGCGAAGGCTTGTTCGGCCTGATGCGCCTTGCGGGCTGCGTGCTGCTCGATGGGCTTCATCCGGCCATTAACAACCATCGCGTACATGTCGGCGCGCTCGAAATGCACTAAAACGCCGCCGAACGCCGCCCCGCCGATCTTAGGTTTGATAACGCCGATCACCGTGGAATTGGCGGGCACCGTCGCGCTGAATACTTGGGGCGGCGTTGCCCGGTCGATCACATACATGATTGCCCCTGTTGCTGTGGCTGTTGAGGATGGAAGCCGCGAGAATGAGTAGCGCAGCGACGGCCAAAAGGCCGTCCGTGCGGTTGCACAGGCGCTTCACTTGCGCGCCTTGGCGGTGCCGCGCTCAGCGTGCCGTTTGATCACCGCGCATTGCGGCGAATTGGCTTCGATCAGTTCGCGGACGAACTCCGACAGGGACACGTAACCGCGCTTCGGAAGCTCCTTTTTCAACGCTGCGACGTACTCCGGGGGCATGCCGATCGATACCGGCTTATTGACGAGGGGCTTCGCGGAAATCTTTGTCATGACATTGCCTTTGCGTGTGAGTTGCCGGGTATAAACCCGGCGTTAGCGTTGTTAAGCCGAAGGGTTAGACGATGCCGCTGCCGCTGCAATCGCCGCCGCTGCTGCTTGCGCTGCCGCCTGTTCTTCTGCCGCTGCCGCTTCGTGCGCTGCTGCCAGTGCATCGCGGTCCATCCGCTCAATCTCGCTGATGATCAGCGCTGCGGCTTTGATCAGGTTCGTTCGCGCGTCGTCGGGCTTGAACGCCTTCGCTGCCCACGGCCAGATAGTGGGCGGCGTGTTCGGGTCAACCTCTGTATAGCTGGGGTGAATCCCGCAAGCCGCTTTTATCGCGTAAGCGCTGCCCGCCGCCGCCAGTTCGCCGGGTGTGCGCTTGTCGTCGAATGCCTGCGTGTAGCCCTTCGTCAGGATTTGACGCGAACGCTCTCCGGCGACTTCGGCCAGCACGCCGGTTGCCACTGCCGCAACGCTCGCATCCGGGCTCGCCATAGTCGAGGCCATAGCCGTCGCTTCGGCTTGCGTCATCGAAATGTAGACCGTGCCGGTGCCGTTAGAGAGGTTGAGGTTGAGCGTGCGATTGCCGTCGATATCGCGAGCGCAACCAAACAGGCTATTGATTTCCGAGTCGATGACCGGGTTTCGCTTGCTGATCGGGGTGTGAATGATTTTCATGTGGTTCCTTGCGCTTTGGCGCGTGGTGGATCGGGCGAAATGCCCTCTCAGTGAAAAAGCCCGCACGCGGCGGGCTTGTTAGTGGTGCGCTGTATCTGGCGCGGCTGTTAGCTGCGGTCCATCAGGAATTTGTAGGCGGCGCGCGGGTTCGATAAAACGCGCGTCTCGTACACGTACGCAACGCGCCCGCCCGGTGTACAGCGCTGAACAGGGTCACTTATTTCTATCAAGCAATCTGCGTTAAGCCACGCGTCGTATCGCGCGGCCTTCAATGCGTTCAGTGCGGGGCGCATTGCGTTGCACTGCGCGATAACTTCTTTGCAAGTCATTTCGTGTTCCCCTGTGTTTATTCGTGTCCTGTACCGCAAGACGAATCTTGCCTGAGGCTTAACAAGGTGTCAATAATCTTAACAAGATGTTGTGCCGCTACAAGTTTAGGAGTACAGTTTGAAATGTGCCGATGGACTGGCGCGCGAACAAACCAACACGGGACTAGGAAAATGGATATCAGCATTGCATTGAGCGCAGCTTCGGGAACGCGTTACAGCTTGGGTCAAATCGCCCCGCAATCTAACCGCGAATACATCATGTCGCTGCTCAAAGCGTCCGGCGAGATGGGCGCAAGCGCTCGTGACCTGTCGTCTTTAACGGGCATGCACATCGAAAGCGTTCGCTCGAACCTTAACCGTGCCGTTGCCGATGGTGAGTCGCATATATTGCGATGGGATGCAGGTAAGGCGCGCGACAAGTCGCGGTTTGCGGTGTATGCGTTCGGTCCGGGAAAGAATGCCGTGTGTCCGGCTGGCACGATAGACGGCGCTGCTGCACGAATTTTAAAGGCGCTCGCTCTGCCGATGACGGCGGGCGAGGTCGCATCGATGGTCGGCGTAGTGCGTAATTCGGCGCTGTATCACGTGAATAAACTCCGGGCGGCATCGCTGATTCACATCTCCGGCTGGCAATCGGACACAAGTTCGGTGTATGACTGCGTCGCCATCTACAAGGCCGGTGAAGGTGTAGACGCAGAGAAGCCGGTATCGCGTCGCGTGGCGTTGTTCGCTGAAGTGCGCCCCACTCAGTCGCGCATGGTCGCGAAGCTTCGCGCCGCTCGCGTGGCAAAAGGCTCGCCCCTTTCGTCGCTGGCTTCGATGGCCGTTCAATTGGGGGCGTCAGCATGAAAGCATCGGAACGATTCAGCCGCCGCAGCAAAGCAATGGTCGAGTGCCTATCCGGCGTCATCGGAACAAAGGCGCTTGACTCGGTAACGCTTCGCCTGCTCACGACCAATGACCCGTCTATCCGTTCTGGATTCTCGCTCGAAATGACTTCCGCCGAAGCGCGCGACCTTGGCGCGCGCCTTATTAAGATGGCGGATATGATGGGGGATGGTCAATGAAAGCGAAGCAACTCGCTGCCAATCTGCGCGAATACGGAAAGCGTACATCGCCTCACCAGCAACGATGCATTGAGCAAGCCGCAAAGCGCGTCACAGAAGACGAGGCGCGCATCAATGCATTGAATTTGCGTGTCGCGTACCTCGAATCGCGTCTTGCCGATCAGCGCCAGTTCATCGAACAGCAAGACGCAACGATAGGCAATCTCATGGCGGCGTCGACGGCTCATATGGAGAGCGTTACGGCGTTCATGCAAGCGGCTGGACTCACGAGCGAGGTTGCGGCATGAGCGGAGAGAATAAAAGCGTCGAGCGATTGACGGTCAACGATTGCACGCTTGATTGTCCGCACTGCGACGCGCGACAGGATGGCTGGCTGATTGATCCGCGCGGCAGGAATCACGAGTGCGACGAATGCGGCAAGACGTATCACGTGCCGAGTGACGTTCGAATGCAGTTCTGACGACACGCAAAGAAAAACGCCCCGACTCAACATCGGGGCGTTTCTCATTTGGGCCGCTGGAAATTCTCCCTGTGCTTCTGCGTGGTCGGGTCGTCGGCCTGCTCCATCATCAGGCGCGTAGTAAATCCGCCGTCGCCAAGCTCATGTTCGGCGCTGCGGATCAACCAAGCCTGCTCGTCAATCTCCGGCTTGAACCCCTCAACGAACACGGCGCGCTCCGGGATCGCATCCGGAACGCCGAACGCCAGTTCGTAATCGAATGTCGCCTGAGACCGCTGCGTACGATTAAACTCGGCTTGCGCCGCCGCCATCGCCTGTTCTTTGGTCGGGTATATCTCCGGCAACACCTTCATGCCCTTGCTGTTCTCGCCCCCTACCGTCACGCTCAAATGCTTTTTGCGGCCCGTGCCGCGATATTGAGCCCGCACGCCGTTGTAATTCTCGCGCTCGCTCACGTGGTACGAATGCCTGTCGCCGCGATACCGCCGTATAAACAGGAACGGGATTTCCTTTCCGCTCGCGGTGCCCTTGCCGATGGCCGTGAACAGCAGGTTTCCGTCCTTCACCGTCATGGTTGCGTCGTAACGCTTGCTCAGACGCCTCAAAAAGCTCATGTCGCCCTCGTTGGTCTGATCGATGTGCGGAATTGCCACCGAAGCCAGCGAAGCCGTTACAGCCGCTTTTAAGCCGTGTGCGGCGGCAATGGTCTTAACGATTGCGCCCAAGGTCGTGCCATGCCAAGACTTTTCCTTGCGTTCGACCATCTCCTTTGTCATCGAAGCGGATCGCGCCTGAATGGTCAGCACGTCCGGAGCTCCAGAATGCTGCACTTCGGTGATGGTGAATGTCCCCTTGTCCACCAGGCCGGAATCGGACCATCCAAAGCTCACGCGCAGCACTTCGCCACGCTTGGGCAATGCTAGCTTGCCCTTGCTGTCGTCAAGCGCAAGCCGCACGGTGTCGGCGTCATCCTCGCGTGATTCGGTAAGTGTCAGCGACGAAAGATAGGGGCTCAGGGCGTCAGCGAGTTGCTTGCCGTTCAGTTCAATGGAATATATCGGTGCGCGCATTACAGCCCCGCCCCGTTCTTGGCGATGTTCTTCGCCTCTTCAAGAATCGCTTGCGGCGACGTGTTCTTGAGGGCATACACCGTGTTTTGAACCTGACCGGCGATGTTAATCACGGGCGCGACTACCTCGCCCGCCTCTTTCGCAGCGGCCTTGGCGGTCGTCACGGCTGACTTGACCGTCGCCAGTGCCGACGCTGCGCCGTCCTGTATCTGCTGCGGCACGAGTGACTTGAGGGAGAAAGCCGCTTTCTTCTTTGCTGTCTCGACGGCGGCAGCAACGGCGGCATCATCATCCGTACGCGTCAGGTTGATGGTGAATTCAATACGCCGTCCTGTGCCGTCCTGCCCGATGATCGTATGCCCTTCGTCCAGCCCCTCGATCAGGAACGCGCCATAGACCTTTCCAGCGCCGTCAACGAGCACGAACGCCGCGCCCGTATCGCCCATCGAACGCATGTCATCAAGCGACTCTGTTTTGCCGCCCATCTGATCGGGCATAAACCAGCCCGTGAACGTAATCGTATCGTCTCCCGGTCCGGTGAACTGTCGACCGTTGCGAGCGTTGACACGCGACGTACTCGCGAGTTTCCATTGCGTCCGGCGCTGGAATTCCTGATACGCGAGCGTTTGCATGCTGAAAACGAATTTGCCTAGCGCCATCAACATTGTTAATCCTCCAAACGGTTCGATGCGGCGAGGCGCTTGTTATTCGCATGCGCCGCCAATTGCCGCTTTACTTCAGCGCCAACGGCTTTCGGGTCGTTCGCATCGTGAATATTCACCTCGTACGTGTCGTTGCTCGTGTACGTCGATCCGCCCGCCTTCGAAGTCAGCGGCTTGTCCGGCGCAACGTTGATCGGCACGCCCTCGATGGTCGGCGCATCGGCGCTCACGTTCGCGGATATGCCGAGCTTGTCGCCAATCCACGAGCCCGCCGCGCTTCCGATCTTTGTAACCCACTCCCAAAGCTCTTTCGCCTTGTCCGTCAGGTATCCCCAGTTCTCATACAGCGTGACACCGATCGCGACCACGGCGGCGATTGCTCCGGCAACGGCAAGCATCGGCAACGTGATGACAGAAACAGCGACAGCGAGCCCACCAGCGACAACGAGCAGCCCGGAAAAAAGGGCGGTGCAAAGCACGATCACGCGGGCGAACTCCGGGTTAGCGGCAACGAACGCGCTGACCTTTGAGGACAGGTCGCCAAAAAACGTCGATAGCCCTTTCAGTTCTGGCGAGATAGTTTCACCGAATGACGCAAGGCTATTCGTGAACGTGCCCGTGGCGGCGTCCCAAAGGTTTTTCAGCGTGCCAAGCTGGACGTTCACGCGCTCCTGCATAGTCGCCTGTGCCGCCATCTTCTGTTGAACCTCGACGTAACCAGCCTTGCCCTTATCGATCAGCAGCGACACGACTTGCAGCGTTTCGGCGTCGTCGCCAAAGATCGTTTTCAGCACGCCCAATTTCTTCTGCGTCGACAGGCCTTTCAGCTTGTCCATCTGTGCAAACAGCTTATCGAAGCCGCCGAACTCGCCTTTGCCGTTTGTAAAGTCAAGCTTTACGCCCGCCATCTTTGCGCCCTTGGCGACTTTCTTCGCGTCCATCGTCATTTGCAGCACCTTGCGAACTGCGTTACCCGCCGCTTCGCCTGCCATGCCGGACTGATCCGACATCACGGCCAGCGGTGCCAACGCGTCAGCGGCTTGCTTGCCCTTCATGCCGAGAATGCCAAGCGCGCTTGTCGTCTTGCTGTAGAACTGAAGCATGTTTTCACTGTCAACGCCGAGCATGAACGTACGCTGAATGGTGTCGCCCAATCCGAGCATGTCGCCGTCAGCGGTGCGCGTCGCGTCTTGAAGCTTCGACATGAATTCGGCAGCTTCGGCGGGGTCTTTCTTCAATTGCACGCCGAGGTATGCCGCCGCTTCGCCAACGCCGCCAAGGACCGATTGAACGGGTATGCCCTGACGTATCAGCATCGTCATCATGTTCTGGAAGTCGGCGGTCGTGCCGGGGAGCTTGTCCCCTAACCGCGTGGCGAGTTCGTTCACCTTGGCGAACGTATCCGGCACCGTTCCGCCCTTGCCCATCATCGCGGCTTTCAGGTCCGTTGAGGCGTTTTCCTGATCGGCGTAAGCGCCCACCATGCCGCCGACAGCGGCAAGCCCACCAGCGCCCATAACCCCCGCCGTCATACCCGCGCCAATGCCCGCCTCTTTGATCTTTGCCATACGGGCCTTGCTCGCGGCAAGCTTCTGTTGCGCCGCGTTCGCCGCCTGTAGCTTCGCTGTTTGCGCCGCTACTGCCGCAGTAGTCGCATTGATGGACCCGCGTAATTGCTGCTCATGCGTGGACAGGTTGCGCGTGTCGATGCCCGCCGACGACAGCTTGACGCGCAGCGCATCGACTTGCTCCGCTTGCGAGCGCTGCTCTTTTCGTAGCTTCGATGCGGATGCGCGCGCCTTGTCGAGCGCGTCGACCATCGCCTGTGACGGCGGGCCAGCCGAACGCAAGCCCTTTGCCATCGCTTTTATACTGGCTTCCGTCTCTTTCAGCTTGTCCGTTGTGCCAGCCAAACCCGTGCGCAGCTTGCGGAACCCGTCAACATCGTCTTGCGTCTTGTTAAGCTTGGCGAGTTCGGCGCGTGAGTTCTTCAAGCCTGCGGCGAGGTTCTTGTTGCCGTCTAGCATGGCTTTCAATGGTCGCGTGACCTTGTCGACCATGTTAAACAGCACTTGCAGTTTCAGGCTGTTATCTGCCATCACTCGCCCTCATGTCGGATGCGCGCACGTTCGCGCCATTCAGAAAGCTCCGCAAGCGACATTTCATACATGTCGTTCGCGGAGAATAATCCGGGGAACACGATTGCGATGTCACAAAGCGCATTCTCAATCCGGTTCACAACGCCGCCCGTTACTGCGCGGCTTTCGGCAGCAAAAAAGCGCCGAATTCGACCCCCACGCGGATCAGGTCGGCCGGGTCCATGAACTGGATATCAAGCTCGGTGATGGTCGGCGTGCAGATACGCGGCAACACCTTGGTCAACGCGTCGATGTCGAGATTAACGAGTGCGTTAATCGACGTGCCGCGCAGTGCGCCAGCATTCGGCTTGCGCAGCGTCAGCGACTTGATTTCGGCGTCGCCTTGCTTGATGGGCGTATCCAGATCAACGGTATTCGGTTTTTTCATGGCAAATCCTTGAGCAAAGAAAGAGAAGGGTTTGCGCCGCCCGCTTCGATGTCCGGTAGCGGGCCAGGCGCGTTATGGGTCAGTGTTGCGGTGCGCCGCTTACAGGCCGAGAGCGCGTTTCAGGTCTTGCATCAAGTCGCCGCCGCCGTTCTTTTCGATCATGTTCACCACGTCGATTTCGTACAGCACAGCACCATTGACCGACAGTTTGTAGTAGCTCAGGGTAGTCGTGACCTTGAACGAACCACGCTCGCCCGCCTTGGCGTTGCCCATGTCGATTTCCTTGTGACGGCCACGCATCACGATTTCGACCGTGTCGTGTCGCGTATCGCCTTCACGGCGGTACGCGCCGGTATAGCGAATCTGCGTCGCGTCGTGCTGGAGCGCGCCGAACTTGTTGAACACGTCTTTCATGAATCCGCCGAACGTCGAATCCATCGTGAGAACGTTCATGCCTTGATCGAGTTCGATTACGCCGCCCATGCCCGCGCCGCGATACTCTTCGGTCTTTCGCGTGAGCTTTGGCAAGGCGATTTCCTCGACTTCACCGGCATAGTTGTCGCCGTCGATGAACGTGAGATAGTTTTTCAGGGTATTCGGCAAAGCCATTGTGTGATGCTCCTGTCAGGTGAAAGCAGACCGGATATACTCCGGCCACGTCTTGTTAAGAAACGTTGACCTTGGACGCGAAGTCCATCAAGTACGTGTCCGTCACGCGCTGATTGAGGTTGATGTTTTCCAGCGACGGTACGGCGGTGTACGCATAGCTGATCGTGAGCTTGCCCGCTTCAAGGTCCGTTACTTCGTTCTCTGCCTCGTCGTACCACGCCTCGCCACCCATCAGATAGCCCGCCGTGGTCATCGCGCGGAGTTTCGCGTTGATGCCTTCGAGCATGTCGCGCACGAGCCCCGCCGAAAGCGGCTTGTCGTTGTACGTAAACTGCGCGTCTGCCATCGTGTCAGCGAGCACTTGCGCCGTACGCGTGTATTGCTCGAAAGCAAACAGCGGATCGTCCGAGCACGTGCGCGATCCCCAGAAGCGGAAGCCGTCCTTTTGAATCAGGGTCGTCACTTCGTTTTCGTTGAGGTAGCCCGCATCGGTCGCCGGGTCTTGCAGCGCCCACGAAACCGGCTTGCTGATTCCGGTAACGCCGTTCACGACGACATTCGAAATGTTCTTGTGCCAGCCTATGTCGTTATCGAGCTTCGCTCGCAGTCCGAGTGCCACAGCGATAGCAGAGACGGTAATGTCCGTTGCCGTGGCCGTATCGAACGCGGTGAAGTCCGGCCAGATCACCATGACTTCGCGTTGACCGAATTTATTTCGGTACGCCGTCACAGCCTCTTTCGTGACTTCCGTTTGCCCCTCGATGGGCGTTGCAGCGTTGCCGCTGATGTATGTGAACGCACGAAGCTTTTGAGCCACTGCGGCGAGCGCAACGGCTACCGGTTCAGAATCGATGAACGGCACGCCGAGAATACGCGGCGTAACGGCATTGCGGGATTGCGACGACAGCAAGGCTTGCATGCCGGTATAGCTGCCATCCGGGAGCGTGGTTCCAATGACGTTTGCCGCCGTCTCTTCGTCCGTCTCGCCCTCTTCGACGCGCACCACGACCGTGACCGGCTTCGCGTTCGCGGCGATGGCCGTCAGCGTCTTGGCGAGAGTACCCGTCTTGCCAGCCTTGCCGATTGCCGTTTGCACGTTCGTGAGCAGCACGGGCGTATTCAGCGGGAACGTTGCCGGGTCGGCGTCGCTCGCGGTGCAAACCATGCCAATGATGGCCGTGGAAATCGTTCGGATGGGACGCGCGCCGCCCGGAATTTCCGTAACGCGCGTGCCGTGGAAATATTCATCTGCCATTAGTAGTCCTATTCAGGATGGATGTAGCGTTGAAAAGAGGGGCTTTCGATTTCAGTGCATCAGGGTAAAGCGTTCCCGCGTGCGCGGGTCGTTCAGGCCGTTGTGGGTGCCACGGGGACAACGGGCCATTGAATATCTGTCGGGAATCCGGTCTGCTCCGGCACGTCGCGCAACGCCTGTCGGTAGGCGCGCAGTGCCGTCGAGTTTTGCCCCGCGTCTTCTGCCTTGTAGATAAGCGCGTCAGCAGCCACGAGCAGCGCATCACGTTGAGTGCGCGCCTTTGCAGCGAGGTCGATCATGTTCCATGCGGTGTAATGCTTCGCGCACATGGTGATGTACTCGACAAGCGTCGGCTCTTCGATGTCCTGCGGTTGCCACGCGATGATTGCCGCGTCAGCCACCTGAATCGAAAAGTCGTTATCGTCTACCCGATGCGCGCACCAGTAATCCTTTGCGTGCCTCAGGGTTGGGAACTCCTGTTCCAGTGCGTATTGCAAAAGGTCTCGGTGAAGGAATGACATTGTTAAGCCTCTTTTTATTTGTCGCGTTATGCGTTGCGGAGTTGAACGCCGTATACACTGATTGCGTTTGCCGTGCCGTTGCCGGGTCCGCTCATGCCTACGACAACCCAAGGCGCGGGGATCGGCCCGTTGATGTTCGCGATCAAGCCGAAATTGTTAACGCCCGTGTTCCACTGGCACACGGCTACGCCGGGATGCTGCGATAGCACGGTCGAAAGGTACGCGCCCGCCCACGGCATATAGATGTCGCCGTTTGTCGCCACTATCGCGCCGCCAACGTACGCATTGCCCGACATGTGCAGGTTGCCCGGATCGTCCCACCACAGCGGCACGGCGGTATAAGACGCGTTGATGAATTCAACTCCGCCGCCGATGCGCGCACGAAGGTACGTGGCACTTTGTGCGCCGCCCGCGATCATCGCGAGTTCGGCACTACCGCCGCCGTTATTTCGAACCGTCACGCGCCCCGTAAAGTACGATTGGCTAATACCCTGAAAGTCGTTCGTTCCCGTGGTTTGAAGCGAGCCCGTGAATATCGCCGTGCCGCGCGTCGTAAGCGTGCTGTTAAGCAGCGTCGCGCCGTTTGCCGTCAGTGCGCCGCCTACGGTAATTGCGTTGATGGTTGCCAGCGCGTCGAATCGCCCGCCGCCCGTAACTTGAAGCTTTTCGGTTGCTACGGTCGTCGTCATCCCGATCAGCAATTGGCTTGCCGGAGTGAATCGCCCCGTCTCTGTGCCACCAGATATGACGCGCACCGCGCCATCCGTAGCAGTCGAGCCAATCGCCAACGGACCGTCAGTGAGAATCGAAGCGCCTTTGTCGTCAGCGTCGAAAGAAAGGGTCTTGAACCCAATGCCACGAGCGATCTTAATAAGGCCAGTGAACGCCGCGCCAGTGAGCGCCGCGAATCGCTTCGCCGCTTTCTTCGGCGTCAGAATGGTCGTGTCATCGGTGCCTGCGTCGACTTCCGCTTGAGTGGCAATACGCGCAACGCCGACTACGGTTTCCGTAGCGGGCGGGTTGCTGAATACCGCGTCGCCGAAATCGATGGACTCCACGTCGATGTCAATCAAGCGGATGTCAAACGCTGCCATCGACATCGAAACCTTCGACTTGTCAATAATCGGCGTGTCTTGACAATACGCGCCGAGCAGCGTCCCGTCTTCGAGATAGATGCCAAAGCCGTACATCGGGTATTCATCCGGGCCCGCGTCCTGAATTGACACGTGGATGGTGTCCGCTGCAATGTTCTTGCCGCCGAAGCTCGTGATGCGCTTGACTTCGTTCGGGACCGCATCCCACGTTTCAAGCGTGTCATCAAACGGCGCGCCAGCGATGCCGATTTCCGTCACCTTGGCGGCGCGTGTCCCTTCGTTGCCCAGGGCGATTAGCGCCGCACGCCCTTTCGCATAGATGTTGATCAACGCCGATGCGTTTTCTACGATCACGCTCATACCTTCTCCGTCAATGAGAGGCGCGCAAACACGGCGAAGCGTGCCGCCCCGATTATTCCGATGTCCGCTTGTAGCTGGACGCCCTGTGTAAATGTGTAATGCCTTGTTAAGGGCTTCACGCGGTCGATTTCCGCCACGATGTCAGCAACGTATGCAGCGGTAGGCGATTTGCCATCACGCGCCGACACCGTCAACACCACGTCAAACGTTCCGGGCGTGCCTTGCGGCGTGGTTTCCCACCATTCGCGAATGGACACCGCCGCGCCGAACGCCGCAACGACATCCTCAACGGCTGACACGGTGCCTTTGCGTCGAGCGATGGGTATCGCCTGCGCGACGCGCGCCCGCTTCACCTGCTCCGGCCAGTCCGATGACCAGCTATCGATGCCGCGCCCGAACGCGAGGTAAGGCAACATCGACAGAGGAATATTCTGCGGATCGTTAAGCAGTTCCAGCGGGATAGGAATGTCACCGACACGTGACGACGCGAATTCAAGCGCGCGCTCGTGAATGGTCGAATTCGGCGGCAGCAGCGAGCGGAACGTCATTGCTCCGCCTCATATGCGCCGTCGACCGGGGTATATAAACCGCCATCCGAAATCGAGAATCCCTCGCAAAACGTAGACTCCTGCAACGTGCATTCGATGTCGGTGGCGGGGCTCGTCAGAATCACGCGCTGGACGCCGGACACGCGCAGCACGCCGGAAATACCGTCAAGCGTTACAGCTTGTCCGAGCTTGCGCATTTTTTTCGTGAACGCGTTGAGACCATCGATAGCCGATTGCAGCGCCAACGCCCTGTCCGGACCTTGAAAGAACACGAGTTGCGCCGCTACGGAGTAGCGATGAATCTTTGCCGATTGGGCCTTAACGAAGTCGCACAGCGGGCGTACGGTCTTCGGATTCAACGCCGCTTCAACGATGTCCGTAAGCTCTTTCGATGCCGTACCGTCACCGTCACGAGCCAGCACGGTAATAACCGCGCTGCACGGGCTTGGGCTGATCGCGGATGCGTCGAGCACTCGCCCGTCAGCGCTGCGCGCAATAGACACGTACATACCGGTAGGTCCGGCGCATGTGAAGCTTTGCGGGGCCATCTGCGTGCGCTCTAACAGGCTGTCGTCATCCTCTTTAATCTCAGGTATGCCCTGCTCTTCGTCAGCCTCCTGAATCGTCTGTCGTTCAACGTCAAACAGCGCGGCAAGGTGTTCCAGATTGGCACCACGAGCGAACGCGAGCAGCATGCCTCGCGCACGGTCGTTGAACGCCTGCCGCAACATGAATTCGCGGTAGGCTGCGCCCTGCAACATGATATTGATCGGCTCGCTTTCGAGCGCGAGCGCTTGCGCGATTTCAGCCTGTTGCGCAGCCGGGTAAAGGCTAACGAGCTTCGCCTTTAGTTCGAAGAGGATTTCTTCGTAATCAATCTGCTCGACAATCTCGGGCGGCGGCAGCTTGCTAAGGTCAATCGGTGCCGTACTCATTTCGTTCCTGTGTTGAATGCGGCGCTGTACGGCTCGCCTGTTTCGGTTGTGACTCCTTCGAGGTTCACGTTCTGCGAACCGTCCAGCGACGGCGCTTCAAGCTCAATGCTCGACAGTTTCAACCGGGGCTCCCATCGCATTAACGCCGTCGCAATAGCGGAGAAGAGCAGGACTCGATACACCGCGTTGTTCGGCGCGTCCTGCAGTTCCGGCAATTCGGAACCAAAGTCGCGGCGCGCGCCACCCGTTGCGCGCGGGCG